GGCCTCTTGAATAACGGGATTATTTCACCCGTAATTCTAGTGACATTCTTTCAAGTGCTACTGGTACTGAACAATATTGGCATAAGATGCCGTTGTAAGGTATAAGTATGTGCGCGAGTAAACATCACACATAACCTCTGTTTAAGACAAGAACCTTGACAGGTAAACTTGTCGCAAGTTTTGTGCCTAAGGACGGGGATGAACCCCTTACTTAGTGGAGACGGTGCAGGCGCGGATGACAGGAAGTCGTCCAAACTCAAGAACCTGATTGATGTGGACTCACCAAATCGTGGTAAGAAATTACCATGTTATTCTAACCATGGGATAAAGAAACACAATCGTTATTACTACCTCTATGCCTTTCTAAGGCCCCTGGTTGCTAGGAGATTGTTATCTTGCTTCCCTATTAAAAGGGGAAGCGTTTATGATCACCATCGACGATGTAGAAAATAGTCGAACTCGCACAGATGGTTGGGAACCCGTATATGAGAACTGCACCAAGTACTATAACGGTGCGGTATATCAAACGATCTCAACCTTAGTAAACGCCAATGACAAGACCATGACAGATGTTGTCGTGGAAAAGTTTTTTGAACGTTTAGCGAATGGTGAAATAATAAACAATCCATGTCGTTTACGGCAGACAACCACCGTTTCTGGTGGGGGCGCCTATTTAGGCACTAAGCCCGGTCATGTCTACGTTACGTCAGGTGGGAGTTTAACACAATACCAGCGCAGTTTATCTGCAACGGGATTTGTGCCGACGACCAACTTGATAAGCGGAGACCAAGTCGATGATTTAATTGCACAGGCTAAAATTGAATGCCTTGCGCACATCGATGAGACGCCGTACGCCTTCGGAGAAGACGTTGGCGAGATAAAGGAAACCCTGCAATTTTTACGCAGGCCCTTCTCGTCATTGCTTAAGCTGGGCAATACATTTGAAAGAGATGTCATCAAGCGTATGAAATTACGACGCTTGTCTAAACGACAATTGATAGTTAAGGGGATCCGTGATAAAAAATGGAAAACCGATAACCTATCCAGCAAATATGGTATAGCCCGGGCAAACGCTGTTGCGGATGCTTGGGGTGAATACTCATTTGCTGCTGCACCCTTAGTACGTTCGATTATGGACGCCGCTGAGGCTGCAACTTGGACAAATGCTAGAGTCCTTCCCCCGCGTAAAACTGCGAGGGGGCACACTACTTTGACCCAAGAAGGGTCTGAGGAGTATAAGCATCTATGGAGTGGTACTGTTTACGATCTTTATGATCGTGGATGGAGCCATGAAGTAGACGTAAGAGCAGGTTGTATGTACACGGTAACAAATCCCGTGGAAAACCTGCGCTGGCTCCTGGGTTTGAGAACCAAGGACGTGCCCGAAACCATTTGGCAGTTAATGCCGATGAGTTTTATGCTCGATAGGATAGTCAACGTGTCGAAATTGATACGTGGTTTGACTAACCTCCTTGATCCTCAAGTTAGGATACTAACCGGATGGGTAGTGATCAGAAGTGATGTTGAGCGTAATATACGCTTTAAGTCACAGATTAACCCCGGATGGGATATACTGGTTAATGGAGATACCGTTCGTGAGAAAGATTTCTCTTACGAAAGGATGATCTGGACACCAGAAGCGTCCGACACAATACCCCTCTTCAAACCGAAGGGACTAGTGAAGGACATTAACTCAATTGCAGATCTGGTGAGCCTTACGTACCGAAGATGGTACGGAAGTCTGATCAAGTAGGTCTGCTCAACTGAAGGAGAGACAGAAATGTCCCTAAAAACCGCTTCCATCCTCGTTGATGGGACCATAGACGTAACCGGTGGCACAGCGACTGCTATGCAGTACCTTTCCGGCGACCAAACAGTAGCCAAGACCTCACTAGGCGGTACCAGCTTGCTGGACCGTGTGATGGCCGTGTTTACTCGTAAGGAACCCAAGGTATCAAGTTCCAGTCCTGATGGCTATACCCAGCCGCGTCGGCGTTGCCTGCTAAAGTTTCCAAAAACAACTGCAGCGGGTGCGTTGACGTACGCAACGATTGTTATCGAATATGCAAGGTCTATTGAAACGACCAGCGCAGAAACCGATACTCAATTGGGTATTGCTTCTCAAGTCATCACTGACTCCGATTTTTCGGAGTTTTGGGATGAAGGAAGCCTGGATTAAACACGGGATGAAAAACAAATCCCGTGGGGTCGTCGCGACAAGCCTCATCGTAAGTCTGGGTTTATCCCTGATCTACTTTGTGGCTCTAGCTTTTAGCCCCAATCCAGAAGCCATGTTGACTCCTTGGTGTCCTACCAAGGAGTTACCTGTTAAATCATTATCAGATAGGAGTCCTCCTGATGAAAGTGAAACACCGAGAAAAGAAACGTCCGTTCTTTTATCCTGACACGATTGCGACAAAGATCGTCGAGGGTTTTAATCATGACACGATGGACATCACGCAGAAGCAAGGTGTCTATACTCCTGCTATTGAGCTTAGTGCTGCCATCCAATCTAGGGATTTTACAAAGAAATACATTCCCTATGGTTGTAGCACCGAAACTCTCCGGAACGACGCATTCCTTAAGTTTAAGGACGTCAATGATAGAATGTTGGAAGCAAACATCCGATTTTTGGAGTTGTACCCAACGCCCCGTGAAACAAACTATATGGGGTCTATCATCCAGAGAGGCGACTCCCAACGCGATAAGGTTCTGAGAAGAGCCCGTTTCGTTATGGGGGAAGTACTTGGTGAATGGACTATGGAAGAACTATACCTGTCGGCGAAACATAGCCAAGGTAGTACCGTAGGTGTGCCTTTTGTTGACACATCTTTAGAACGGAAACTTCAAAGTCCTATGACTTGTACTGAGCGTGTAGGGCCGTTAATGAACGACTACCTACTCTTCGATAACAAATTGAAGAGTGCACTCGACGCAGAATATGCCGAGTTGCTTAAGACCGATCCATTGGTCGAAAGGTACAAGTTTGTGAGCGGGTCAAGAGCTACTACTGTAAGGAAGACAGCTACTAAAGACCGCATGATTGCTGTTGAGCCTACTGGTAATATGTTTTTCCAGCAAGGCCTAATGAGCATGATTTACAATCGCATGCGGAGTGTCTCCTTAAACGTTGAGAGTTTACCACAGAAACATAAATGGTTGGCTCGTATAGGATCAATTAGTGGCAGAAATGCCACAATAGATTGGTCCAGTGCGTCTGACTGTGTTTCAATTGAGCTACTTAGGTATTTATTACCTCCTAGGTGGTTTAAGATCATAGATAGAGTGAGATCACCAACCATTGAAATTGATGGTGAAGTTTTAGATACTCACATGATATCGACGATGGGTAATGCGGTTACTTTTCCGCTTGAAACTCTCGTTTTCTGGACCATTGGGGTTGCACTGCATTATACCCTTACGCACGAGGATAACCGTTATCGGATCCCTTACCGTTTAAAAACCGGTAAGTACCGAGATATGGTCGTCAGCGTGTTTGGAGATGACTGCATTGTCCCAACCTTCATGGCGAAGCAATATATCGCGACGCTAGAAGAACTCGGCTTTATTGTGAACGACGAGAAGTCGTACTATAAAGACGAAAGGTTCAGGGAATCCTGCGGCGGTGATTACTCCGCTGGATACAACGTGAGGCCATTTTGTCTAAAGGCCCCCACCTCAACTCAGAAAAGCACCCTCGAGCCATGGTTGTATATCACCATGAATGCGATGATACCAAGGTACATTTCGTACTTTGGCGCACTCAGTTGGTTACATGACCGGAAGCTTTTCAGGTACTTTGAAGAGTTGTTTCTGCAGTACAAACTAGAACTTAAGGTTGTACCGCATGATTATCCTGACGATGCTGGTCTCAAGGTTCATTTCGACCTTGAACGGTTCCTGGCGTATTATCCAGGGTTCCGCCGTAGGATCAGCAAAATAGAGGTCAACAACAACGGGCAAACCTTCTTCAGGTTTTGTCGCTTCGTGTATCGTAATGAAGCGACACCTAAGAATGGGGGGATACGCCTTGCTGACTGGCTCAAAAAGCCATTCATGCCGGAAATTCCCGTGCTTGAGTTGAAAAACCCCGAACGTCAGAATGGTGGATATGTAGTAGCAAAGACGAAGCATTACGCCAAATGGGTAATTCCCACCCTGGAAAGGGTTGGGCGCTACAGTTCGTAGCGGCTAAGTCGGTTAAGCACAAAGCGGGGCCCGCGAGGGCCCCGGAAATCAGAACAACCTCGGTTGAGGATGTCTGGGTTTG